CTGGGCGGCTTGTTGCTGATTGCCTCCTGCAGCAGCCAGCAAGCGCACCATCTGAGCCATGCGCACGCCCGGTGCCTCAGCCGGGCCAGATCCGGAAATATGGCCGGGTGGAGGGCTGGTGCGGCCCTGGGCCGACTCACTGACCGGAACCGCGCTGGCTGCCGCCATTCGCTCGGCCTGTTCCGCGCGACTGATCTTGTCAGTCAGTGCGTTGAACTCAGCTTCCAGAGTGGTGAACTGAGACAGTTGCTCGGCGGACAACGCCTCGCCACCGGCCTCAAGTTTGGCCAGCGCTTGAAGCGTGGTGTTGATCTTGGCGCGTTCGCTACGCAGTTGAAGTACAAGGGACATGCTGCCTCCTGGGCATAAAAAAACCCGCACAAGGCGGGCATCGAAGACTGCCGCGAACGCGGTCAGATCTGGCTTTGAAAATTCAGTGCTGCGGCACGGACTGAAAGGCGACCTTGCTGCCGGTTGGCCCGGCTCAATGCCACCGAGTTTGAGAGGTCATCAACCGCTTGTTGCGGGCTTTGCATTCGATCTGCCAGGCCAGCAGCGATACCGGCCTGACCTCGATACAAGCCAGCTTCGGTGGCGATGACCTGCTGCACCGAGAGCCCGCGATAGTCAGCAACGGCATTGACGAACAATTGGTAGCTTTCCTGCACCACGTCGTTCAGGTACTTGAGCGACTGGTCGCTCAACGGCTCGTGAGGGCTGAGGTCGTTTTTGTGGGCACCGGCAAATACCGTGGTCACCTTGACGCCCATGCCCTCCTCCATCTTGGAGCGGTCCATGTGACTGGCGATGACGCCGATTGATCCGACCCCACTGGTCTGGCTCACCACCAGCTCGCTGCACGCGGCGCCGATCAGGTAGCCGCCGCTGTAGGCCATGAAGTTGACGATGCCGGTGATGGGCTTCTGCTGGGCCATGGCGCGAATGTCCGCCGCCAGTTCAAACGCGCCAACAGCAGAACCACCAGGACTGTCGATGTCCAACACGATGCGTTCGACCATCGGATCGGCGACAGCGTTGCTAATCTGAGCCCGCAGCGTTTCGTAGCTGGTCATGGTTTCGCACATGCTGACGTGGCTGCCACGGCTGACCAACACACCGCTGACCGGGATCACCTCGATCCCCGTGCGCGCGATGGCCGTCCGACGCTCTTCCTCACGCTGGGCGATCCGATCCATGCCATCGTCTGACCACAACTTCGCAGCACCTTGGCTGCCGATGTTTACGATGTTCAAGCTCATTGCCTGATTGGCCCAGCGAACGCCCAGGTCCAACATGTCAGGCGTCACCAACAGCGGCTGATTGAACAGCAGGCTGGAGGCTCGCAGGTAATTTTTCATTGCGCGAGAATCCTCTCTATTTCAGCGTGCTGCAGTTCGAGCTGCGCTCGCACGTTGGGGTTGGTCAAGTCAGCAGCGCCCTTGCCTGCGTCCACCATGTTCAGCGGTTGCAGGTAAATATCGCCGCCCGGTACTGGGGGCATGTTCTCCAACCGGCGAATGTCGTTGACGCTGAGCCAGCCCCACTGGCGCCCAATGGCGTAAGCCTCATAACGGCTCTTCTGGTCACCGCGCAACAGGCCGGACAAGTTGAACTCAATGAAGTATTCACGCCGGTCAGCGGGCAACAGGAAGTCGCGCATCATCGACTGCTCATGACGCTTGACCCACGGCAACAGGGCGAACACCACGAACTGAATCATCAACTGCTCAAGGGTGTTGTAGTTCGACTTCTCCAGGTCGTTGACCATCGGCAGCGGGATCTTGTAGATCCGGGCAATGTCGGTACCGGTGGTTTTGAGGATGCCCAGCACCTCGGCATCGACGTTGTTCATAGAGACGGGCTTGAAGGTCATGCCCTCTTGCAGCAGGGCAACCTTTTTGGCGTTGTCCATGCCGCCAAACTTCTGCCCCCACTGATCGACAATCTTGTCGATGCTGCCCTGATCCTTGATCGCCGGGGCTTCACGTGGCCGCTCGATCACGCCGGAAACAGTCACGCCGTTGGCAAAGCTTTTGCCGGTGTATTGCCGTACCGCCTGAGCCAGGCCCAGTGATTCTGCATGCACCTCGATAGGCGACAACCCCACGTAATGGTTGGTACTGAACCAGCGCACGTGGTGAATCATGCGCATCGGCACCGCTTCACCGCCGCTGATCCGGTAATAGGGCAGCATGTCCCCGCCCCTCAGCACCTGTACCTTGTCGTTGCTCAACGGCCACAGGGCCACGACGTTTCCATCGTCCCGACGATCAATGAAGCTGTAAGCGTTGCCACGCAAGCCAGCGGCGCCTTGGGTGCACTCCAGGTATTCATACGGCGTCTGAAACCCGTTCGGCTGGTACCGCAGCACGTCATACGCAGGGTGATTGATCGCGGCTTCACGCTGGCCCTTGTCCATCCGGCGGTACATCTCGCACGGTAGCTGGCCCAGGGTTTCGGCCAGCAGCGTGACGCAGTTCTGCAGAATCGGCAGCCCTAGCGCCGACTCAGGCGTGACCTTCACGCCCGAGCTGTTGCGGCCACCACCCAACAGGCCACGCCAAAAGCCGCTGTTGGCTTCTGTCAGATTCCCACGCCCCTCGCCGAGCACGCTTGAAAAGAACATGCTCAGCCTCCTTGGGGTTTGGGTTTGGTTTTCAACACAGCGGCTGCGCGATCCGCCAGGAACGCCCAGGCCATTAAGCCAACGCCTGCGACGATGCAAGCAACCGGCGAACTGATCATGGCGACGCCACCCACCAGCAGACCGAAGCCCAGCAGACCGGCCAGCCATGAAACGATGACCAATTTCATATACCCGCCCCTTCGTCGTAGATAGATTTACCCGTCGGGCCAGCCGCTTTGCTGCTGATCCCAACGGCCATGATGGAAGCGACGATGCCGTCAATCCGACCTGTCGCCTTGGCCTTGTCGGCCTTGCGGTTGTTGGCCGGGTCCGAAACGATCACCGCGTTACCGGCGCACCAGGTCATGACCGGGTTGCCGTCGTGACGCAGGGTTTCGACGGTTTCACTGTCGACGACTTCCCATTCAGAGGGGTCAAGATCGATGGCTTCCTGCTCCGGTGCCAAGCCCAGCAGGCGGCGCTCAAACTCATCCACCGCCGGCCCCATGTCCTTGTAGCCTTGGCCGAAGCCCACCATTTCCGGCAGTGCAATGTCGTACTCAGACATCAACTGCAGCAGGTCTTCAATGCGCCACCGGTCATAGGCGATGCGCTCCACATCGAAGTACGCGCAGATAGTGACCAGCCGCCGCAGCACATGCAGCTTGCTGATCGCCCGGCCCGGTGTGGTTTCAAGGTGCCCCTGCTTGACCCACATGGCGTAAGGCACTTTGTCGCGGTCTTCGCGCCCCTGCAGGTCATCATCCGGAATCCAGAAGTACGGCAGCAGCCGCCAGTGCGGATCGTGTGGGGCGGGCCAGAAGATCAGTACGAATGCGGTCAAGTCCGTGGTGCTGGCAAGGTCGAGCCCGCCAACACATCGCCGGTTACGCAGTAGCCGCATGGGCACACGTTCTTCGGCCTGCTTCCAGACGCCCCAAGAAATCCACGGCGCATCGGCTTGCGTCCACTCGCAGAAGTTAAGACGGCGTACTACCGACTCCTGCGCGGGCAACCCTCGGGCCGCCTGGACCTGCTCACGCAGATACTTGCGACCGGGGATGCCATCGGTTTGCCCTTCGACGATGTAATCCAGCGAAGGATTGACCTTGGGCCAGCAGGCTTCGTCCTTGAACGGGTCGTCGCCCTCATCTAGCGAGCAGATGAACGCGAAGAAACTGTCGTCATCCTCAATGCCCGCGCAGATCCGCACACCCAGGTCGTGGTACTGACCGCAGACCGTCTTTTTGTCAGAGCCGCTGTTAGTGATCATCACCACCATAGCTTTGCGGCGGTTCTTGGTACCGGCGCGCATCATGTTTACGGTGGTGGCGGTCTTGTGTTCGTGCAGCTCATCCAGCAGGCCGATGTGCGGACGCGGGCCGGACTGGCCTTCGTCGGCACTGATCGGACGAAAGAACGAATTGGTGTTGGGGTAGAATAGGTTCCAGACTTTTTCGTCGCGGCCCGACTGAAGCAAACGCTTGGACAGCAACGGCGACATGTTCACCATCGACACCGCATCACGGAACAGGATCATGGCCTGATCGCGTTTGGTCGCAGCGGCGTACACCTCGGCGCGTTGCTCGCCATCGGAAACCAGCCCGTACAGACCGATGCCGCCCACCAGCGGGCTTTTACCAGAGCCCTTGCCCGTCTCAATGTACGCAAGACGAAAACGGCGAAAACCGTCTTCGGTCATCCAGCCAAACAGGCTGCCCACCACAAACGCTTGCCACGGTGCCAGCAAGAAGGGCTTGCCCTCATACTCGCCGCCGTTGAGGCACAGCACGTCTTCAAAAAATCCTATTGCCCGATCTGCCAGCTCTTGAACCCAGACCAGGCCACGGGCCGAGCCGTGCTCCACATCCTGCAAATGTCGCTTGCAGGCGTTACGAACGTTTGGACCGGCGACAATTTCCCCAACCAGCACCGCGTGGGCAAAGCTGGCAACCCGGTCATCAACTGAAGTATTTGTTTGCGGCGTCTCGTTGCTCATGTGGGAACAGCTCACCTTGACCTTGCGGCAACGTTTTCAGGTTGCGCCGAGCCATCGGCGATAGACCAAACTGAGCACCTGCCGCGTTAGCGCGTTTTTCGGCGTCATTCGCCAGTTGGCGCAGGACGTGCATTTGCTGCGCGCCGGTTTTGAATGTTTGAATATCGCCACCCAACTCATCATCGGATGCCGCATTGCGCTGGGCGATCAGTCGTTGATAACGACGCCAATCGGCAACAGCCTGGCAATACGTCGCCAGCGCCATGGAATCCAGATTTGAAACGAGGCCCAGGGCGATCAGTGCGGGAGTCAGCTGCTCCCACTCTGCAATGGCTTCTGCCGACAGCACGTCCGGCATCGGCGGAGCTTCAACCGGGAAGCCAGGCGAAGCGACTTCAGCCAGCAAGTCGCCCACGTTTTCCCGACCGCGATTACCCTGTAAAAGTTTGAGCGCCGCTGGTTTTCCAAAGCGACCCGAGTTTCCGTTTCCGGCCATAAATACCCTGCCTATTGATACCCCCCCTCCCTCATTTTTCCCGACGTTGCGAAGCGAGGGGGGCGAGCGGTCTAGAACGAAGTCCAAAAATAGTTTTTCACCCCCCCTACCCTCGGGGCGGTGCATTTTTGGGTGCGGCGACAGCGGATGGTCACCGATTCCAGTGATGGCCGGGGTCAGTCGGTCTACCGTCAGCCCCGCAGCCAGGAAGCCGGCCCGTCTTCTCCATCCGCTGCTTTGTCGAGTCGTGGCAGAACTTGCACAGGCTCGCCCAGTTCTTTGGATTCCAGAACAGCTTCCATGCCGCCTTGAGCCGAACGGGATCACCACTGTCCTTGGCGTCCTTCAGTTTGGGGGCGATCTTGTGGTCGACGATGGTCGCCGCCACTGGCCGCTGATCCGTCGAACACATCGTGCAGTACGGATGCTCACGCAGATGGCCGTCGCGGGACTTCTGCCACTTGTAGCCGTAACCACGTTCAGTGCTGCTGCCGCGTCGCTCATCAGATGGTTTGGTCATGAGTGAACGCTCACTGGTCCGACCCACCATTAGATGGCCTTACATCGCAGACGCCGAGACGCTTTGCCGCCCATCGTTCGTACAAGCCGATGGCAACATCAGCACCGGCCATGGCCGTCAAACAACCCAAGCCACCCGCTGCAACAATTGAAACGCCCGCAGCGTGCAACAGCAGCATGGTCGACAACCCGCAAGCCACGCAGGCGCCCGAGCGCAATGCCAGGCGGCGCATCAACGACCAGCCCCGCACCCCTGCCTTATCAGCTCGCCACATCTCCCCCGACACACCGCCGACCAGCGACAAGGCAATCACCACCCAGATCGGCATTTCTGCCAATGCTTGCTGCTCGTTAGTCATTGCTCACCCCATAAACGCAAAAACCCGGCGCAATGGCCGGGTTTAGTGTGGTGGTGCTTGCCGCTTTCGGCGGTCGCACCTATCGAAGATGGCTACTTTTTACAGGTGGAATTTACTGGCAGCAAGCCACTTTTAATGCCATCGGTGAATATGTGGGTTTGGTAGCTGAACACCCGGCGAATGTCGGCGAATACATCACCCCGGTAAGCGCTTTTGGGGGCTGTCTGCCCTGCCTCACTGTTCAGAATCAAAGTGGGACTAGGGAAAGTGCCTAAATCAATGGCTGTGACCCACTGTCCTACCTCTTTTGCTTTTTTCTCGTATGAAGAAGGATTTATAAAAACACGCGTGCGCGTGAAGCGCGCGTACTGCTGCCCGCTACGCTCACATGCGCAAGGGCTGATAGAGGCGGGACAGTGGGACAAGCCAATACAGACGCGGCATGCGCCTGACCCACTGCCATTACTAGCAGCGGGACAAGGCGGGCCATGGGTAGTTGACGGGGCAAACGGAAGGCGAAGGTATGGGTCACGCTGCTTTTTTCCCGAGCAGCAGTTCTGCGATGCACTCATGGGCTTGGTGCAGCCGCTCGTAATAGGTTTTCCGACAGCACCCGCAGTGGGTGATTTTTTGAGACAGAAAGCTGTCGTGATTGCAGTAGTGTTCACGCACCACCAACGACAACTGCGGTGGCAAATGCTTGTTGACGATCAACTCTATGTCCGCCGATTCATCGAGCAGCACCCGGCTGCCCCGTGTGCCACGAATCAGCTCGCCCTTGGTCTCCATCAGCATGGCAATCATGTTGCCGCCGCCTGTGCCTTCGGGTGCCTCACTGTGCAGATCCTCAGCCCAAAGCTTGAGCAGGGTGTCGATGTGCTTAATCAAAGCAAGGCTCCTCGAACTTCTGCACCTGCAAGGCTGAGTAACCGCCCCAGTTTTCAGGCTTCTTGTACGCCCAAGGGCGCTGGCCGCTTTTAGCCAGAGCAGGCAGACGCACACGACGCCATCCAAGACGGTGCATGATCGCGCCGACGCGCATTTGTTCGGGTTTGCCCCAATGACCGAAGTCGAGTTTCAGCGCGCTGGCCAGGACTTCGCTGCCAGTGGTGGTTTCGCCGATCTGCGATTCTTCCAGCCAGGTCAGAATCGGACCTTCCCACTCATCCACTACAAAGCGTTCATCCTGAGCCTCAGAGAACATCGCGGCTTCGTCGCGGTTAACCCACCAGATTTCGCCCGCCTCATAGCAAAACATCGCCTCAGCCCATAGCTGGTCGCGGATCTCGCGCAACTGCTCCAGGTCGACCTTGGTGCACGCCACCGGCCAATAACGACGGTTACCCGTGGCGTCCTTGAGGTATTCGTCCTGGTTGGTCGTACCCACGAAAACACACTGGCGTGGCACATCGTTTGTTCTTCGGCCGTAGCTCTCGCGGTAGGTGTCGGTGGACGCCGAAAAGAACTGCTTGGCTTTGGTACTCTCAGCCTTGTTGAAGCTATCCAGCTCCCCCAGCTCGAT